CCTCCGCGTTTACATAGTCAAAACGAGACGCTTAATTTTATGTCTATGCCACGACCACCCAAACCGACAAAAGACCACATCCGCGACGGCACATACCGCAAAGATCGGCATGGTATCCGCAAACAATTTGAATTGCTAAACGAAATACCGCCGCCACCGTTTACGGATTTGCGCCGGATAAGGTATTGGGATCATTTTTGCGAAAAACTGATTATTACCAATATCCTAACAATTCAGCACCTGGACGCCGTGGAAATGCTGTGCAATCTTCGCAGCGACCTGGACGATCTCAACAAGCAACTGCAAACCGAGGGCGCCACGTTCCAAACCGACAGCGGCCAACTTAAACCGCATCCGGCATACGGGCTAAAACTGCAAACTCAGGCGCAAATACTTAGAGTGTACGAACATTTTGGATTCACGCCTCGAACCTCCACCATGCTAAAGACCCAGGCGGCACCGGAAAAGGAAAAAGACCCGTTTGAAGAGCTCTTGCAAATGACGGCGGCATTTAACAGCGAAAAACCAAAAAGCAAGCAGCCTAAAGCGTGATGCTGGAGAGGTACGAACAATACATGGATGACGTTATATCGGGCAAAGAAATTGCCTGCAAATGGGTTATTTTAGCCTGCAAACGGCAACAAAGTGACCTAAAGCGCGATATAACGGCAAACTTTCCGTACTACTTTGACCGGGCGGCCGCATTCCAGGCTATCCGCTTTTCTTCCATGCTTCGCCACGTTTCAGGTAAGTGGGCCGGGCAACTATTCGACCCGGAACCGGATCAGTGTTTTATTTTGGCCGTTGTTTTTGGCTGGAAAAATTCCGAAACCGGACACCGCCGCTTCCGTCGCGCCTATTGTGAGGTTGCCCGTAAAAACGGCAAAAGTTTCATGGCGTCCGTTATCCAACTAATCGGGCTACTGATGGACAACGAAAGTCGTGCGGAGGTTTACAGCGCTGCAACAACACGAGACCAGGCGCGCATCGTATTCGATGTGTGCAAAGATATGGTTACCCGGCTTTGTCAGGATTCGCCAGCCATTGCAAAGCGCATCCGCGTGTTTGCCCACAGTATTGTGAATCTTGAAACGCAGGGCAAAATCGCACCACTATCCAGCGATGCTAAAACGCTCGATGGCCACAGCCCGCACATCGCTATCATTGACGAATACCACGAACATCCGGATAACAAGGTACTAAAGGTGTTGGAAACGGGGATGGGCGCGCGCTCGCAGCCTTTGTCCTTTGTGATCACAACGGCCGGATTCAATATTGAAGGGCCTTGTTACCAGTTACGCAAAACAGCCTGCCAAATATTGGACGGGGTGAAAGAAGACCATACGTTTTTTGCAGCTATTTATACGCTGGATGAAAAAGATGATTTCAAAGACCGGAAGGTTTGGAAAAAAGCAAACCCGCATATTGGTATCAGTCCGTCGTGGGAATTTATGGAGGCCGAATACACGAAAGCCATAAACGAAGGACAAGCCGCCGAGGTACATTTTCTCACAAAAAACCTAAACGTTTGGACTTCGTCCTCATCCACTTGGATACAAGCGGAGAAATGGCAGGCACTTGAACAGCCTGTTAATTGGCGTGACTTTACCGGCATGCGCTGTTTTGCCGGATTTGACTTCGCCGAGGTGTACGACTTTACGGCGCTATGCATCGTATTTCCGCCGAACGAATACGAAGGTGAATATTACATGCGCTGGCACTTTTGGTACCCGGATGACCGAGCCGACGCGCTCAGCACGGCCGCCGGTATTCCTATTCGACAATGGGCGCGCGATGGCTGGATCACGCTAACAAATGGCGATATGGTGGATATTGAAGCGGTGATCGAAGAGACGGCGCAAACGTATGGAAAAGATTACAAAATAGATGCCGTTGCCATTGACCCGTGGGGCAGCAAAACCAACCTGCTAAAATTAGCGGAGGTAGGAATGACCATATACGAGGTAAGGCAGGGATACCGTACTATGTCTCCAGCCATAACGGACTTTGAGAGCCTGTTAGGCAAAAAGCGCCTTGTTCACGACGGTAACCCGGTGATGCGCTGGATGATGAGCAACGTGGAACTAACACGCGATCCGGCTGGCAACCGAAAGCCCGACCGCGTGCGCCGGGATGCCAAAATAGACGGCGTGGTAGCGGCGCTGATGGCCTTAGCGTTGGCTGTTGAGGGCAGCCGTAACGTTGGCGGCTCTTATTTGTTTGACGAAGAAACCCAACTTATTACGATATGAGTTTTAAATTTCCGGAATCGCAGCACGCGCATAAATGGCTCGATGGCCTAAAGGGCTTAGAGATCGGCGGATCGGCACACAATGCCTTCGGACTGGACACGCTAAACGTTGACTATACCGATGACCTTACCACGGTATTCAAAGAAATGGAAGTGCAAATGTGCGGCGAAGCCATAAATGTAGATATAGTGGCAGATGGCTGTAATATTCCGGTGCCGGATAAATCCTTTGACTTTGTAATTTCCTCGCACGTTATCGAACACATATTCGATCCAATCGCAGCCTTAAAAGAATGGAGCCGCATAGTAAAGCAATATATCTATGTGATCGTGCCACATCGGTACGCACTTGAAAGCGACCGGAATAAACCGTTGACCGATTTGCAGGAATTTATTGACCGGCACGCTGGTATTATTCCGTCGCCAAAAGACGATTTGCATGAGCACTATTCCATATGGACGCCTGCCTCATTTGAAGCCATGCTTTTGCATTTTGGATTTGAGGTGGTGGATATGCTGTCCACAGACGACAAAGTAGGAAACGGATTTACTTACTTAATCAAACCTATTGCATAATGAAGCCAGCCGTAATAATGATGTACCGGGATGAGGAGGATATTTTGTACCAAACTTTAAAACATTGGTACAACCTCGGCATTCGCAATTTTTACCTCATTGACAACAACAGTACCGATAAAAGCCAACAGGAAGCGGAGTTGTTTGCTTTTCAGTTCCACAAAGTAAACGTAAAATTTTACCAAAATCCGCACGATAATTACATCGCAAAGGCATGGTATAACGCTGTAAAAAATACAGCGCTGGCGGACGGATGCGATTGGATATTTCCAATAGATGCAGATGAGCAGCTATCTTTGCCGGAACAATTTGACCAAATACAAGACTGGCTTGCATGTTTACGATCGGACTATCATTTTTGCGCCTACTTAATTCCTTATTTGGATATATTTCCAACTGGTGAAAAAATCCACGAGCCGCAGCAAAAAACGTTTGGGCGGTTTGCCGCTGATTGGGTGATAACACACGGCAACCATTTTGTTGAAAACACCAAAATGGTTGCCGGGGATATTGGAGGTGCATATTATAAGCACTATCCGATTAGGTCGTATGAGCAATTTTACCGCAAAACCACGCAGTACATGCGGGCAATGGCCAACAACCCAGAATTTGCAGGCCATGCGCACGCTCGCAACTTCAAAACATGGCAGGAACAGGGCGATACGTTTGTAGAAAAACTATACAAAGAATGCTTACATACGCTTATTTGGCCGCCGGTTTGATCGGCCTATTGATGGTTATCAAATTTCTCAGAGATTTATTTACCGATCAACAGGAAATCGAAGATGATGATTTCCCGAAATTTATTTAAAACGCAACACAATGATAAAAGCGCTAATTGTTGAGCCAACAAGCCTTGCACCTGTTAACTATTGGAGGCTATATCGGCCGCTGCAAATCATGCGGCAAATGCACACTGGCATTAAAAACGGATTTACTTGGGAAGTAAAAGATAAGGTGCAAGAAGGCGACCTCATGGCCTACGATTGGCTTATTATGGCAAGGCCGTCTAAAGCGCCGGAAATGGAACTCATTGCAACGGCCAAAAAATGCGGGCTGAAGGTAGCAGTTGACTACGATGACGACCTGTTAAACATCCCGGCCATGCACCCGGCGTTCGGAACATTTTACGACGAAGCCCGCCAAAAGGTTATCAAATCGGCAGCCGCCGTCGCAGATGTGTTATGGTGTTCAACCGAAAGCATAGCGCAGACTTTTGGCCGCGAAGATGCATGGGTGATACCCAACGCGATACTTCCATCCGATTTGCCGACCGAGTCAGCGCCAAACAACCGAATCGCTGCATGGCGTGGACGCGAGCAGCAATACATTGACGCGACGCTCCAAATGTGGGCTTCCGGTTGGTACGACAAAATAAAGGATATTCCGGATAAATGGTTATGGATGGGCTGGATGCCGGTGCCGACCGTTACACCCAAATCCGTATTCCTAAAATACGACAATATCCTAAAGTATATGGATTTTCTCAAAGGTTCCGGCATCAATATCATGTGGAAGCCTTTGTACGATTGCAGGTTTAACGACGGCAAATCCAATATTGCATGGCTGGAGGCGACAATGGCAGGCGGGGTGTGTGTAACCAATTACGCGGGCAAACCGGGCTGGGAGTATTGTTTGCCGGATTTTGATTTTGATACGAATGTGCTGAAGCGCAAATGGAAAATGAGCCGGGATGTAATTTATGATAATTACAACCTTTACAAATTGGCCGAACTGAGACTAAAATCACTATTAGAATGTCCTTAATTCACAACGCTAACTATTTTGCTCGGTATGGCTTTCACTTGGGCGAAGGCCGAAGCGCACGCAAAGCATGGGAGGCCACCGAGCTCGATTTATCTATACAAACGGGCGGCTTTAGGCGATTTACAAATTATCATTCCTTTGCCGTTGCTTTGTCCAATTACAAGCGAGGCGAACTCGGAAAAAATGTGCTGCTTAAATGCGACAAAATAAAATAATTTGCAAATAATCTAAATGCCTATTTGCAATAGGTGCGGCCGTATTTTTGTAGCAAATTTTGCGAGTGAAAATATTTGGCTGGGATATATCTTTTAAGAGGCAAACGCGCTCTTTCACAGGTCAAAACTTCGTGATGGAGCGCGCTCGCTTTTTACCCAGCACGCCAACCAGGGCAACGGATAAAAGTATTCTCGGACTTTCACCAGTCTGGAGCGCAATCCGGTATATCAGCGAAGGCGTAGCCATGTTACCGTTGGATATTTACCGCCGGACGCCGGATGGGAATATCAAGACGCCGAATCACCCGCTACAATACCTGTTAAGCGAGCGCCCGCACGCGCATTATAGTAAGTTCGACTTCCTTAGCGCGCTGATTGCAAATGCCTGCATGGGTGACGGCTTTGCCCGCATCCACTTTTCAAACGGTGTGCCGTATGCACTTGAGCACATCCCGCGCGAAATTGTCACCATTGAACTTTTGCAATCCGGATCACTTGTATATCATGTTTGGGGCAATCCGGCACCAACCGATGTAACAAGCGGGATGACAATTGTAGCCACGCTGCAATCGTATGAGGTGATCCACATCAAAGGCGTTACTTTCAACGGCATGAAAGGCGAACGCCTGACATTGACTCACAAAGACGGATTCGGAGCGGCGCTGAGCGCCCAAAATTACACAAAGACATTCTTTGAGAAGGGCGCAGCTGTATCGGGTGCGCTTGTTTATCCGAACGCGCTAACAAAAGAGCAGGCCGAACGGGCGCAAAGCAAGTTTGCCAGCGATTACGCCGGATCGGATAACGCCGGGCGGGTGATGGTGTTGGATGCCGGGGTGAAATTTGAGAAGTTTAGTTTGGGGCCACAAGAGGCTGCATTGGTTGACTTCCGAAATTTGAGCGTGGAAGATTGCAGCCGGATATTTAAGATTCCGCTGCACATGCTTTCCAGCCTTGACCGTTCGACGTACTCAAACATCGAACAGCAGGAAAATGATTTTTACACACATTGCCTTCCGACTTGGACGCAAAAAATAGAGCAGGAGTTTAATTACAAGTTGTTTACCCGGATCGAACGCGAAAAAAAGCGGGCCTTTGTGCAGTTCGACTACACGTTTGTCCGGATGGGTGACAGCCAAAGCACGGCGCAACTAATCAGCAGCACAATCCAAAACGGGATAATGACCCAAAACGAATGGAGGCAGCGGCTTAACCTGCCTACTCAGCCGGATGGTAACGACAGGTACATACAACAAAATATGGCACCGGTAGCAATGCTGGCGGAGTTGCTGGAGGCAAAGGCAGAAAAGGCAGAAGCGCCGGAAATGGAAGAACCGGAAGAACCGGATACGCCGGATACGCCG